AAGAAACAAATGTTACTACTACAATAACGATCACATCCAGAACCACAGGAAACTACATTTATACAATAACAGCAAGTTACGCATTGATAGAAGGACACACCTATACTTTAGTTTTAAAGTTTGGAAATAATATAATTTTTAAAGACCGCATATTTTGCACCGCGCAACCATTAGTGACGTTTTCAGTTAACAACAATCAATACGTTTCTAATTCCACAACAAATGAATTTATAGTTTATGAGTAATTTACACATTTTAAATTTATCGGCATATACATCCCCCGTTATTTCGGAAACTAACCGCGAAAATTGGGTGGACTTTTTAACCGAAGACGGAGACCAATACTTCCAATTTTTAATTGAGAGATACAGCAACTCAACAACGAACAACGCGATTATTAACAACGTAGCGCGATTAATATACGGCAAAGGACTTAGTGCCCTAGACGCGAATAAAAAGCCAAACGAGTACGCACAAATGATGTCTTTGTTCCACAAGGAAGACGTAAGAAAAATGGTGCTGGATAGAAAAATGTTCGGGCAATTTGCGGTTCAAGTACACTACAACGACAAGCACGACAAAATACTAAAAACCTACCACATACCTGTTAATTTATTACGAGCAGAAAAATGCGACAAAGACGGAAACATAACAGGTTATTACTATTCGGATAATTGGGACGATCCCAAAAAATTCGCACCGATTAGATTTAACGCTTTCGGATACAGCAAAGAAAAAATAGAAATTTTATTTAGTAAGCCTTACTCAGTCGGAATGAAATATTATGCCTATCCAGACTATCAAGGAGCAGTACCCTATACGTTGCTTGAGGAAGAAATAGCCGACTATTTAATTAACGAAGTTCAAAACGGATTTAGTGGTACAAAAGTTGTAAATTTTAACAATGGAATACCGACAGACGAACAACAAAATATTATTTCAAATAAAGTTTTAAGCAAACTAACAGGGAGCAGGGGGCAAAAAGTAATAGTGGCATTTAACAACAACGCAGAATCAAAAACAACGGTCGAAGACATACCTTTAAATGACGCGCCAAGCCATTATGAATACCTAAGCGATGAATGCTTAAAAAAAATAATGTTAGGCCACAACATAACAAGCCCGCTTTTATTCGGGGTTGCTTCAACAAACGGGTTCAGTTCAAACGCAGACGAATTAAAAAATTCATCCGTGCTTTTTGACAATATGGTTATTCGACCATTCCAAGAAGAACTACTAGACGCATTCGATAGCATCCTAGCATACAACGGCGTTGCTTTAAAATTATTTTTTAGAACGCTACAACCGTTAGAATTTACAGACTTGGAAAACACGCAGAACGCAGAACAAGTTGCTGAAGAAACAGGAACAGAATTAAGCGCACACACAAACCCGTTAATTGATTTAGGCGAAGAACCACAAGACAATTGGATTTTAATAGACGAAAAAGAAGTTGACTACAATACGGACGATGAAGAAAACGAACTATTAAGTAAAGAACCTAAACAAAGTTTATTAAGTAAAGCAATTAATTTAATTAGCACAGGACAAGCACGACCAAACATAACAAGCGCACAAGATAAGATTATTAAACAAATGAAGTTTATTGTTCGCTATAAATATGTAGGTGCAATAAATGAAAAAACAAGACCCTTTTGTACTCAAATGATAAGCGCAAATAAAGTTTATCGCAAAGAAGATATTTTAGCAATGGGCGATGTTGCAGTAAATGAAGGATGGGGGGCAAAAGGCGCATCAACGTATTCAATATGGTTATATAAAGGCGGTGGAAATTGCTATCATCGTTGGAATAAACAAGTTTATGTTGTTCCTTTAGGAAAAGGAATTAATATAAATGAAGCAAAAAAAATAGGACAATTAAAAGCCGCGATAAGCGGATACATAGTAAGCAACCCAGAACTTGTAGCAAAGCGACCAGTTGACATGGATAACTACGGATTTTTACCAAGCAACCCACAGAAACCAAGAGTAATAACACGATAATGGCAGAAGCACTATTAATAACACGGCAGGATATAGTTAAGTTCACATCACTAAACGGAAATGTGGACGTGGATAATTTTATACAATATATCAAAATCGCCCAAGATACAGACCTGCAAAATTTCACAGGAACGCAGTTACTAAACAAGATAAAAGCGGACATAGTAGCAAATACTTTAACAGGCAATTATTTAACGCTTACAACGACTTATTTAAAACCGATGCTTATTCATTTAGCAATGAAGTATTATTTGCCATTTGCGGCTTACACGATAAGCAACAAAGGAGTATATAAACACAATTCGGAAAACAGCACAACCGCAGACAAAAACGAAATAGACTTTTTAATTGAGAAAGAAACGCAAATAGCGCAACACTACACGCAGCGATTTATTGACTACATAACTTTAAATACTAGTTTGTTCCCAGAATACAGCACAAACAGCAATAGCGATATGTTCCCAGACACAAACAACAATTACACAGGATGGTACATTTAAAAACTTACAAACCAAAAGAAGTCAACATAGTTAAATTAAAGACTTATTTAAAAAAAATAGAAAATGGCAAATAGTAACGGGTGGGGAGACGGAGCCGCAAACAACACAATCGGATGGGGCAAAGGCGCGACCAATTTAATTAATTGGGGAAAATCACATTTTTTATCTTGGGCGGGTTTAACTGATATTGTAGGAGTAACCGCAGGCGGAACAGCACCTGTTAATACCGTAGCACCTGTAGTTTCATTTAACAATCTTAATGTTGGAGATGTACTTACAACTACAAACGGAACTTGGAGCGGTTCACCAACAAGTTTTACTTATCAATGGTATAATGTTTCATTAGGAGATGATATAGTAGGGGCAACAAATAACACTTATACTTTACTTATTGCAGACGCAGATATGGAGATAAATTGTAAAGTCTTTGGAACTAATGCCGTAGGCACGGGACAAGGTGATAGTAATGTTATTGTAACAAACTTTTTAGCACCACCTTTAAATTATTCTGAACCCGAGTTATCAACCGAAAATATAAATGTTGGAGGCACGATTAGTATTCTTTGGAATCTTTGGAACGGAAACCCTATACCAACTTTAACGTATAAATGGTATCGGGACGGAGTTCACCAAACACCACATACGGCAAGTACTTATTTAACAGCAAATCACGACTCGGGAAAATATATTACCGTAGAAGTAATAGGAACAAACTCGCAAGGTTCAAGTTCAGTATTTGGTATAAATGCTTGTTACGTTAATTAAATATAAAATGAAAAGTAACTATTTAGCAGGTTTATATTTTATAGCAGGGTTTTTAACTTCGTTTTCTTTGATTTGTCAAGGCACAGAATTATACATTAATTTGGCAGGGATTACTTTATTTTTTTATTTAACTTTCAGTTTGACGGAAGCACTCGAAGATTTAGGATTATGAGAACACAATTATTTTTATTACTTTATTCAATTAAAAATTCAGCGTTGAAACTTTTAACTATTTGTTTTTCTTTTTTCTTACCTATTAGCGGAATACTTGGGCTTTTATTAGTTTTGATTTTAGCAGACACCGCGACAGGAATATGGAAAGCAAAACACCAGAAACAACAAATTACATCCCGCAAACTTTCTGCAATAATTTCTAAATTATTACTTTACGAACTGACCGTAATACTTTTTTATTTAATAGACTATTTTATTTTAAATCAAATAATTTTAACGTTTTTTTCTGTTCCATTAATGCTAACAAAAGTGCTATCGTTGATTTTGGCAAGCATCGAAATAATGAGCATAAACGAAAATTACAAAGCAGTTAAATCAATAGACCTATGGCAGTCGGCAAAATTATTATTTGCGCGAGCGAAAGAAGTTAAAGACAACCTAAACAAATTAAAATGAATTTAAGCGCACACGTTACACTTGCAGAATTTCAAAGTTCACCGACAGCAACAACACACGGAATAAACAACCAGATGAACGAGTCGCAAATTGCGTCCGCAAAACTTTTGTGTGAAAACGTATTCGAACCTTTGAGAATTCACTTAAACACACCGATTAAAATTAGTTCGGGTTTTCGCAGCACACAATTAAATAAAATGATCAAAGGAAGTTCAACGAGCCAGCATTGCAAAGGCGAAGCGATGGACATTAAAATAGGAGCAAAGGGTTTTAATTTTATTAAAGATAAATTAGAGTTCGATCAATTAATCTGGGAATTTGGAAACGAAGAAAACCCGCAGTGGGTACATGTTAGTTATAGCAAAAGAAACAGGAAACAAGTATTAAAAGCAACCAAAAAAAATGGCAAAACTATTTATTCTAATTACTAGCATTTTACTTTATTCGTGTTCGGCACAATACCATTTGAACAAAGCAATAAAGAAGGGTTACGTTTGCGAGGATATTTCGGACACTTTAACGATCACAAAATTAGACAGCGTATTAATTACAAAGTTTGACACCACATACTACGAAACTTTTTTAAAGACTTTCGACACCATAGTGCAATGGAAAACCGAGTACATCCCAAAAACCAGATTAGACAAAAAAATAGAATACCGCATAAAGATTAAAACAATCTACAAAGACAGGATCGTAGAAAAAGCAAAGGCACGTGCGGAAGGCCAAAAGGCAAAATCAGAAGTTAAAAAAAACCGCCCAAAAGGAAATTTAAATCTTTTATTCGTTGGTGTTGGAATTGGATTATTACTTTCGTTTCTTTGGAAGTACGCAAAACAATCATTAATATAAATTTTTTATGAAAAACACCAGCGCAAGGTTTCGACTTAAACAGGACGAAATCCAAATGCTTATGCAATATCGCGGAATAAAAAACGCAACCGATGAAGCAGGAGTAGACGACAAAGATGTAAAACACGGATGGCTCAAAACAAAAGACGCAAGTTTATTTTTTAAAAACCCAAACTTTAAACAGGAAGAACTAAACGCGATCCAAAAAATAAAAGACGAATGCATAAGCGAGGTTAAAAAATACGCACCGAAATACCGAAGCATAGAAACAATTAAAAGCGAGGATACGCATTTATTAGTTATAGACATTGCAGACCTTCACATAGGCAAACTAGCAACAGCATTCGAAACAGGCGAAGACTACAACAGCCAGATAGCGGTTAAACGCGCAAAAGACGGCCTACAAGGAATCCTAAACAAAGCGAAAGGATTTAATATAGACAAAGTTTTATTTGTAGCAGGGAACGACATACTACACACCGACAACACCAGACGAACCACCACAGGTGGAACACCGCAGGATACAGACGGAATGTGGTACGATAATTTTTTAATGGCTAAAAATCTATACATTGAACTTTTAGAAAAATTAGTTAGTTTTGCAGACGTTGAAGTTGTCTACAACCCAAGCAACCACGATCTAACGCACGGCTTCTTTTTAATGCAATTAATAGAAGCACACTTTGCTAATTCAACGATCACATTTAATGTTAATTTGCTACACCGCAAAGCATTTAAGTACGGAAACAACTTGATAGGAACCACGCACGGAGACGGAGCGAAAACAGAAAACCTGCCTTTATTATTAGCAACCGAGTTCCCAATTTTATGGAGCGAAACAAAACACAGGTATATATACAGCCACCACGTACACCATAAAACAAGCAAAGATTTTATAGGTTGCACGTTTGAAACTTTGCGCAGCCCTTCTGGGAGCGACAGTTGGCACCACAAAAACGGATACACAGGCGTACCGAAAGCCGTTGAAGGATACATCCACCATAAAGAATTTGGCCAGATTGCACGCTTAACTCATATTTTTTAATATCTTTGTATTTCATAGTTAGTTTTAAAGGCGGGAGTTAGAAGCAACCGCCTTTTTTTTTGTCACAAATATTCACAATAAACGGGACGGATCCGATTTGCTTACTTTGTATTTACAACTAAAATCTAAACCCAGACTTTAGATTTGTCTAGTTTTTTACACCAAAAACGTGACATTTTTAAGGCTATAACCTTA